TGAAGCGTATGGAGGTTACAGACACGGTGCGCACGTCGGTAACGTCTGAAGATGACCCCGATGATTTTGACGCCGCCTTTGAAGCAGAAGCTAAAAAATTAAAGATTGCAGCATAAAATAGGGTTTAACCCCCGGTATCCTTAGGAGCCGAAACTTTGCCGGATAACTACCGGCCAGGAGGTACACCATGAACGTGTACGGAGACATCACCCCGCGTACAGCGGGAAAGGCAATGCCGGGATTTTTGATGCGAGCACTACCGTATCTTGTCCTGGAGAAGTATCTGGACCTGAAGCCCCTTCCCACCAACAGCACTAAAGTCGCCATCTTCCGGCGCTATGAGGCTCTGGAGAAGGCACTTACCCCGCTCGTCGAGGGCGTAACCCCTGTTGGCAAGAACATGAGGTACACCGACGTTCCCTGTACGCTCCAGCAGTTTGGTGATTTCGTACAGCTTAGCGACCAGATCACCGACTTCCACGAAGATCCTGTGCTCCAGGAGTACATCGGCATCACCGCCGAGCAGGCCGCTCAGACCCTCGAAACCCTGCGCTACAACATCCTCAAGGCTGGAACCAACGTGTTCTACGCTAACGGCGTTGCCGGGCGTACCGATGTCGTTGCCGCCATCTCACTCAACGATCAGCGCAAGGTGACTCGTGCCTTCAAACGGCAGAACGTAGGTTACATCACCCAGCAGACCGCCTCCACACCCAACTACGGCACAGTTAGTGTCCGGGCCGGATACATTGGCCTGATTCATCCTGACTGCGAGAATGCCGTCCGCGCTCTGGCAGGCTTCAAGGACGCTGTTGATTACGGCTCCAAGGTGCCGGTTGACGCCTTTGAGATCGGCTCGGTTGAGGATGTACGCTATATCCGATCCACCATCTTCGAGTCCTTTCCCGATGCAGGCGGAGCCAAAGGCTCGATGGTTTCCACTTCCGGTGTGTCCGCCAATGTGTACCCGATCCTCTACCTGGGCGCCCATGCCGCCGCTTCTGTACCGCTCAAAGGCAAAGGGGCCATCACCGCGCCTATCGTCCGCAACCCCGGCAACATCAGCGACTCCGACAAGCTTGGTCAGCGTGGTCATGTGGGCTGGAAAGCGTACTTCGGTGCGGTCATCTTGAACCAATTGTTCATGGCGAGACTCGAGTCGTGCGCTCCTGAGCTGTAAGTCTCAGGCAGCTTAGAAACCTGGCCCCTCAGTCACAAGCTGAGGGGCTTTTCCAGTAATAGCAGCACCCACTTTTACCCATCCCGTCATGAAACGGGGCCTTTAAGGAGGCAATCATGGACCGTGCAATTAATTTAGGTGACATCAACACCGCCGCCCTGCGCAACTTGCTGGGCAACCGCTGCTTTACCAAGGGGCTTCTGGCGGCTGGCAGCAACACCGCCAAGCTGAAGACCACCACCAACACTGTCGAATACTGCATCGACGGCATCCTCTACGAGAAGGCCGCCACCGACGACCTGTTCGTATTCACCACCGTAACTCCTCAGCCTGATCTGACGACCTGCTTCTACGCCATGTGCCTGGACAAAAACGGCGCCTCAGTTGTGGTCAATGGTACTCCGGTACTGACTGCCAAGGTGGCTGCCGGTACAGAGAAGGCCATGATCCCCGAGATCCCTGCTACCGCTTGTATGATCGGCGCAGTCAAGGTCGTTGCCTCCGGCGGAGCGTTCACCCCCGGCACTTCAGGCGTTGCCACTGCCGGCAACTTCACCGTTACGTTTTATAATCTCTCCTGCACTCCGATTGCAGGCCACCCATAAGGGGGCTGGACATGGACCGATCTATTAATCTCGGAGATATGGAAAGCACCGCCCTGCGGTCACTATTATCCATGCGGAGCTTCTCGAAGCCTGGTCTGGCGGTCAATGCGACCACCAATACCTATACCCTGACCATCGACTCGAAGCAGACCGACGACATCATCACCGTTTCGGTAGTCACGGAGGCTGGTACGGTGACGGATGATTATACTGTACTTGTAGGTGATGCCGATGACGACGCTGTGGCGACCGCCCTGGAGTTAGTAATCGAAGCCCTGGTCGGGGTTGCGTCATCTGTTGTCGGTTCGGTCATCACTATCACTCCAGCCACCACGACCGAGGCCATCACCGTGACTGCCACTGTGACCAAGGCTGTCGGCGACCCAACCACCACCGCGACCGTCGCCCAGACCATCATCGGGGCTAAGGGTGTCAAGACCGCCAACACCTTCCTGTTCGGCATCGACGGCCACTGCGGCCAGCAGACAACTCAGACCAACGTGGCGTTGGGTGGGTCAACCCTCCCGGCCTCTTCTTTCCGTTGGTATCTGGCCTCCATTGGTACTACCGGCGTTGTCACCATGACCCCCGGTACCGACAACGAGAACATGCTGCCTGCCATCCCGGCCAATCAGGCACCCATCGGAGCGCTCAAGATCGCCACCGGCGCAGCAGCGACATTCACCCCCGGCACTACCGGCCTGAACGCAACCGGCATCACCGACACCTACTATGACTTGAGCTGCGTACCCAAGGCAGGCTACCCGGCGTAACCAGCGTCTACTCAGTCCCGGCCCACTACTCGCAAGGTAGTGGGCTTTTGGGGTATCTAAGGTTTTGAAAGTGAGGCCAAAAATGTATATGTCCGAAATGCTCACAGTTGGCAAGGCAGCTAACGGCTTCATCGTTGAGGTCAGGGTCAAGTTTAAGAAAGAGGCCAAGAAGACTGACAAGATGACCTCCTGTTGCTGCGGCCCCTCCGAATATGCAGGCTCCTGCGAGAAGCAGTACCTCGCCAAGAACACCAAGGAGGTTGCCGAGCTGATCGAGGATCTCATGCCCTTGCTGTCCGAGGACTTCAAGGATGAGTCCGAGTTTGATAAAGCTTTTGAGGAAGCCACTAAAGATATGAAAGGGGGTAGTTAAATGGCGTTTAAAAAGAAAGTTGGGGGGGTGATAGAAGAAGTCACAACTCAAGAAGAGAAAGCGGTAGAAGAAGTCATAATGCAAGAAGAGGAAACGCCTCAATCCAAGAACCACCTCGTCACCCTCGACGGACGTAAAGGCCAGAACCTCTCCGGTTCGATCAACGGAGTCCTGTTCTCACTGCCTTGCGGCATCGAGATTGAGGTAGCTGAAGCAATGTATCAGGCTGTTAAAGCCCACATCATACACGAAAGGACTGCATAACAATGGAACCAACTCTTGATTTAGGTCTGGATGTCACCGCAGAAAAAGTACCCTTTACGGCCAACAAGTTCTACAAGGGTAAGCCTGAGTACGCACCACCCTTCTACACCATTAACATTGCCTATGTAGAGCATCTGCCTGAGTTCGAGGTGATTGGCGTCAACGGTGAGGTGCTCCAGATCCGTCGCGGTGAGGATGTACCCAACATCCCGCAGGCATTCATCAACGTACTCCAGAACGCCGTGGCCTCTCGGCAGGTAAAGCATGTCAACGCCGACGGGACAGAATACTTCACATGGCAGCCGTACCCGGCTATCCCCTACCAGAAAGTAGAGGGGCCGTACCAGACCCGCAAGTAAGGAGCCGACCGTGACCAGAACCGAGCTGCTTGAAGAACTCAGAGGCGTGGTGGACGACACCTGCTCTCCCTATGCCTGGTCAGACCTGCGCCTGATGGCGTGGCTATCCGAGGGGCAGGACAAGTTCTGCGAGCAGTCCGGTTTCTGGGCTGATAAAAACACCTTCAGCGTTGTTACGGTGCTTGGCCAGCAGGATTACGCCATCGACCCGCGCATCATCGCGGTACGCTCAATCTGGGACGGTGCGCGACAACTGATCGACGGTGTAGGCAAGACCTTCAGCGACGCTGATTTCGCCGATAACGCACCTCAGAGTCCGGTACATTACCGCACCGACCTAGAGACAGGATACGTCACGCTCATTGAGCCGGTACTGGCAGGGGTTACGCTCAACCTACGAGTGCATCGACGCAGCCTGGTAGCCCTGAATCACAAGGACGCCAACGGCGACTACGACACCGAGCCTGCCATCCCCGAGCAGTTTCGTCTATCTCTGGTGGAGTACTCCGCCTATAAGGCTTTTGGGGATCACGACCGCGAGTTGCAAGATCCGGTCAAGGCAGACGACCATCTCACAAATTTCAAAGGGTATGTCCGAGACGGCAAGACGGCCTACCGACGCCTGACCGGGGAATATACCGACGTAGTACCGAATTCGCTGTATGTAGTTTAAATGGGTCAGAGAGGCGCAGGGTTGATACCTGTAAGGCGTGAGAGGTTCTTGTTATGGTCGTCACATATAAGTTCATAGGTATGAATAACGTGGACGACCCTGCCGATGTAGGTCGTCCTGATAAGTCTGTCCGGGAGCTGGTCTATACCGAGGCCGTAGATCTGGTCAACGTGGATGCAGATAATGACGGCGGTATATCCCGCCGCGACCCTGCGATCACCGGCTTGACGTTCCAGCCTGTTACCGAGTTCATGGGAAGCCGTAATTATTGGGCGGTGCGCAATACCGTCTACTGCGACAAGGCCCTCAGCGACGAAGTGGATGCCCGCTTCAATACTATTATCTCGCTGGACGACACAATCACCATGATCCGCCGTGTCGATGGTGGCATGTACATAGGCACCACCGCCGAGCTACACTTCCTGTCCGGTACTGATCCGCAGGAGGGGGGCTTCAAGGATGAGTGGACACTACCTTATGGGGTTATCATAGGTACTGGTTGCCACGTAAAGGGCGAGCTGGTTCCTGTTGCCAAGCTGTCCGGCAACTGCTGCATCTTCGCCTCTCATCGCGGGGTGGTTGTAGGTGGCCCTGGCGGCAACATCGTCAACCTGTCGCAGAACAAGGTATCCTATGATTATGGCTATTATGGTCGGGCTATGGTCAGAGAGGAGAACGGTCTGGTGCATTACGTCTTTGACCCGGATGCCGGGACTCCTGCATATAATGCCTTTAACCTGCTGAATTTAGAAATAAACGAATAAAAGGAGTCCATCATGGCTAAACAGCTATCAGCGTTTGCAGCAAGTTTTCTCGAAGGGCGGGGATCGTGGGGCGAACTGCTCCAGAATGGCTTACTCATGTTTTACACAGGCAGTCAGCCGGCCACTGCTGACGCCGCCGCTACAGGCACTGCCTGTGTGCGCTTCTCCAAGGCTGCTGGGGCTGTGACCAAAGAAGTTCTGGCAACCACGATCATCGACTTCACCAGCACCACCGGTAACTGTACTGCTCTGACTATTGGTGGCCTGGACATCATCGGCGGGGCTGTCACCTACTCGTCACCCTCTGCATTGGCAACCGCTGTAGCCGCCGCCATCAACGCCCGACGCAATACTGTAATCTACTCTGCGCTCGCTAACGCCAATAGCGTCACCATCACCGCACCCAAGAACTCAGGCATCACCCTGAACGGTCTGACCGTCGCCGTGACCGTCGCCGCAGGTACTGTCGCTATCAACGCAGGGTCGTCTACCACGCTCGGCGGTGCCGGGGTTACTGTTGGGGTTGCAGCTGCCAACTGCCTCTCGGTCGTCTACCCTCCTGTGGATGGTGTCTGCATTAAGGAAGCTACTGTGTGGCAAGGTATTGCCGGTTCAGGCTCTGGCGCTGGATACATCGGGTTCACCAACGCCTTTACATCTGGTACGCAGACCGTAGGGTGGTTCAGATGGTACGGATCTATGGATGACCCTGAGCTGACCGGTACGCCGACGGCGGATAGCCAAAAGCAATATCTGCGCTACGACGGCACTATTGGTACAGACATCACCGCCACTGGTGGCACAGTTGTCAGCTTCGGCGCCACGCAGACCCAGAACAGCTTTACCCACAGCACTCCAGTCAACCAAGGTTAACTCATGGCTACGGTCGGAGATTTCATAGGCTCCGCAGCACCAGGGGCGTTAACAGCAGCCTTCGGGCGAGGCATCATGTTCGATGCCTCGCTGTCTGCGTCTCCGGGGGGTTTGTCCTACGACGCTATAGGTGAGTTTGAGCAGAGTGGTTTCCAGGCTGGTGCTGCACTTTCCGCTGAGGCGACTATTAGTGCCGGAGTGTTCGAGGCCACTTTGAGTGCAGTCTCCGGCCTATCAGCGCAGAATCTAGGTGGCGGCGGGTTTGGTGCATCCTTACGTGGGGCTGCTACTCTTAATGCTGAGCTGTTTGCCGGCATGTCCTTCGAGGCATCCCTGAGTGGGACCTCCACGCTTTCAGGAGCTACGCAACGCGGCCTGATCTTCGAGGCGGCACTGGCTGGCGTAAACACTCTGGAGGCGGCAACCGAAGCGCCTGGTGTGGATGGAGTAACTACGGCATGGGCAGTCAACTTGACTACTGGCGGGCACACCCGCTATGTCGGCGCCTTGGATGGCAGTACCCAAATAGATGCTTATTTTATAACAGGCGTAAGTGACTTATCCAAAGCACAACAAAAAACGGTGCCTGACCTCTACGCACAGGCGCGGATCAGGGGTACCATGCAGATCACCGTATTGGCCGACGAGCAGGAGCAGGTCGTGCTGCCTGAGATAGGAGATAATGGCAAAGACGGGATACATCGCCGGCGCTGTAAGGGTGCCAGAGGTTTGAAAGGCAACTCCTTCCAGTTCAAAGGGGCAAATATAGATGGTGCCGACTTCACCTTAAAACAGTTGGAGGTTGTGCCGGTAGCGTCTATGAGACGGGTTACGTAATGGCCATCAGACCCACAAGTGTTAAAGCGGCTGAGTATCTGTGGTTCGGGCAGAAATGCTTATCTTTGAGGTCTACAGGCAGCAAGGCTATTATTGATGGGCTGCATCTAATTATCTGCAAATACACCCCCAGTGATGCCGTCCTGATCGCAATCAGTAAAAAAGGCTTCCTAACGCACGCCCGCAACGGCGTACCAAGAGGCTTTCAATTCCCTAGCGCCAATCCAAATATATCCAATCAGTACGGCTTCGCTCACACCGGCAGAGGGTATACCGGCACACCACCGATTGACGATGGTGACGAAACAGCCGTATCTACAGGCAATCCCTTCCCGCTGATCGATGACGATACCAAGACCTGGCTATTCAGTAAAGAGTCTGACGCGTGGACGGCAGAAGGCCCACAAGAAATCGTCTACGGCAACGTGGACTGGAAAGGTCCGGCAACAGAATATCCGGACGACCGTAAAATCCTGACCTACCGTGGCAACCCGTCACGCTACTGGCCGGTCAATCAGTTTATCCTGATCCCTGGCCTGTCAAGAGTAGACCACACCATTGAATCGCTGACCGGTGACTACAGCTACACTACGGTCTTTTCTGAGTTCATCTACGAGGGGGGTTCGATAAGGGCCACCATGCCGACGCTCTATGCCCCCATGAATAGTGGCATTCAAAGGGCACAGGTTCTTGGGGCCGCCTATCGCGAGTCAGACGGTATGCTGATCTGTATCGTCAAGACTTGCTACCTGGAAATACCACCGTTCGATGGTCACCCTGGTCCTGGTTATTTTATAGAGGTGCTGTTGGAGAAGGCGGGCGATGTGGCTGAAGGCTGGACACGTATGCTGCGGATACCGTTTGCCACCAATATGCCTAACTGCAACTTCTTCTTTTCTGAAGACGGTACTAAGGCATGTTCAGTAGTCTTTGACCGTTTGTACCTGATAACGGTAGCAGGAGACACAGCCAGCTTTACAACCGAGTCACTGGGCGGCTTCACCAACACCACTGCGTCAACGTCAACAACCGTCAACGAATCAAATCCCGGCATACCTGATCCAGCACACGCGGGAGGAGAGCTGTCAGCGTTGTATCGTACCGGTGTAAATTCGGGTGATTGGCAGGAAAAGCACGACACCACACGGCAATACAGGTCAACCAAATCAGGAACAACTATTTTGGCCGCCGATTACAAAGGAAACAAACTGGTGAAGATGCAAGCAAAGCTTACCGGCAGTGAGACGTACGACCATAAACGGTTGTTCGGGTTCAAGTGGGGTTATACTGCCTTGCCTCCTGCGCTTCATATGTCTGATTACGACAGGACTCCGCACAGCCTAAGAATCTCTGCTGACCCATACCTTGATGGGAACTTGATCTTAGACCAGATTTGCGTAGAGTTTATGGGCGTCTGCAAGCCGGTCGTAAGTATCACCAGCGCCACACCAATACCGGGTGTAACGAATTGCCAAACATTCTCGGGACCAAGCACACTCAATACATCTGTCTGTGAGGGCATATCAAGCAGGGAGCTGACCGTCACAGCGATTGTGACAGATCGAGCTGGCGGGAGATCCATCCAGACCAGCAACACCTATACAGGGAGCATGATTCCGTCCGGCGGGGTTTGGAAAGCTATTAACAGTTACACCCACTCCGGATCTTGTTCAAATGTCTATGGCATTTACAATCTTGGCTATTCGGATATCAGTGGCTGCCAGATTGTTGAAAGCACCTACATACCTCCAGCAGGCGCCAAGACATACCGAGCCGGAGCGGTGGTTGTTACCTTCTACCCGAGCGGCAGCTGCACCGGATACGAGAGCGCTTCCGGCATGTGCACCACTGGTGACGATTCGGCAAAATATTGGGACTGGTATATTGATTACGAGTATTGGTGTTCCGATACGATAAGGGGGTGGTAGATGAGCTGTCTGGACGAGCATAACTCTAAAGTGGATTTCATAGCGAGCATGTCGAACAAGTACGACTATGTAGCATACAGGGATTTCTGCATAACGCGGGGTTATGAGGTGATGTCGTTTGCAGCGTACGCCCTGTTGATTGAACCACCAAGACCCCCATCCGAATCAACAGCCGTACTGTCCGCCCCAGACCCGACACTTACCAAGCGGGAGGTCATCATCAGCGTCCCCAGTGAACAGCCCTGCAACATCTGTGGCGGAGGTAAGGTGCTATGACAGAAGAAGATCGTATCCTGGCTGCCTGGTATTGCAACGAGTGCTACGGCAAATACTTTCTATCACCATTTAAGCACGGGGTAACGTCAGAAGTGACTGTCAGGGTGGTGCGTAACACAGATATAACGGTGTCGTTTGTAGTTGAAGACGGTGCAACCTATGTTGTGCCAACGCCAATCATAAAGCGCACTTATGCCAAAGACAGCCACTTCAAGTTCGAGTTTTTTGATCCTCACGGCACAGCCCCAAACGGCCCAGAGGATACAATCTATGTCAGTTACTGGGGGGATCTGGCAGGCGGGTGTTGGGGCGACAGAAAGCCTGGGGAGTATAGCGGCTCCTACTCGACTGCTTCAGCATTTGAGAACAGCCAGATATACTTTGCCGACCTGCGCAACAACATACTGGTGTATCAACACGAAACAGGGACATCAACCGCTTCAACATCAGGTGATTCGGCTATCGGCCCCATCCTGGCCTATGCCGAGTGGGACGGATCGGACATCTCCGGCTGCAAGGGTATCACGGCCAAGGATGCCATAAAGATGCCTTTAACCTTGTCTCCAACAATCACCAAGAAAGAGATTATAACCCTTGGCAATGTCGTGCCTTCACAGAAGGTTGTTACCGATCCAACCAGTTTTAATGTAGCCGCTTCCGACCACAGCGGCTATTCGGGAGGGGTGGCTTACGATACTTATAAGTGGGGTAATTACACTGCCATAGACCAGACACAACCTTTCAGTTGTTCCGAAGGCTACTATACTGAGCTGGCCTCACCAGAGAACCTGGAAGCGTATTTTAACTCCTGGGACAGGTTTGGTGGTGATACCTCGATGGACGATTACGACAGAACTGTTTGGGAAAGTTCTTTTAACGGGGCGGGGATTAATTATCTACCAGATGGTGCGCATTCGTACCCATCCTTTATAAATATAGACCCACTGCCTCACGGTAGCTGGGTTCTTGATGCTGAAGGAAACAGGTTCTATTCGATGATTACCGTCAACTTGAGAACTTTTAACGATCTGAACAGTTTGGACCCGCAGGAGGTAGCTGAATTAGAAGGAGCTGGCGTAGTGTTCTATCCAGTGGGGTTGTCATGATCAAGGCAATCTTAGGGGCGTACATTGTCACGTTGGTTGTAACTAAGGGGAGTATTCTCAATGCCTCAAGGCAATGGCTCATTGACCGCACGCCACGACTCCAGATGCCCGCGATGCGCGGGAGTGACCTACCTCCACACTATCTTGTTTGCCGCCTATGTCTTGGTGCTTTGGTTTCTCTAATTTTTTCCTTGTACTATGATTGTAACTGGCTTATTGTGTGGGCAACATCCTATTTTATGGCTACACAGGAGCGTTAGTCATGGCCGTTGATACCAACTCAATATGGACGCAGAATAACGTATCTTTCGCCGAACTCAAGAGCAACGCTCTGTCAGCACTAGGCAGGCTTGAATCGGCGGCGCTCAGTATCGCCTTCTCTTCCGCGATATATGACGCCCCAGGCGATGTGCGCGACCCAGCGGGATCGTACGAACTGATTGACTTGGGTGAGTTACCAACTGTATCCGAGGTTATGGATACAGTACGCGATATTACCCCTGGCGTTTTCCCTGATGCGCCTAAAACCTCCGACATCACTCAGTATAAACGCCACATCTGGGAGGCGGCACAGCTTGACTCCATCGAGGCTACCCTGATGGCGTATATCTCCAGTATGGGTGTACCCTCGAGGGCTTTTCAGGATTCTATCTTCGACGAAAACCGTGAGCGGCGCCTGCGGGTGCTGAATGACGAACTGGACCTGATCGCCGCCAAGACATCCGCTCGCGGGTTCAAGTACGCCGAGGTGCAAACCAACGCTGATATTTTGTCGCTGTTGGAGAAGGACCAGTTTGACAACGAGAACCTCAACCGCGAGATCACCAAACGTATTACCGAATGGGCCAAGGACAACCTGCATTTTGCCATCCAGCAAGGGGTTGCCGTTGAGACCGCGCACATGGACTTCGCTTATAAATACTCATCCATCTATCGTGAGATATACCAGACACAGCTCAACGGCGTATTGGAGAAGTTCAGGGTCGAAGTACAGCAGGAGTTGGCCAAGTTGGATGCAGTAGTTAAAATCACTAAGTCACGCGCTGATGTGATAACCTCCAACGCCGAGATCGCAGGCAAGGAAGACGCGCTCTGGCTGGAAAAGAGCAAGCTGGAGATTAACGAGGCATTGGACAAGTTCAAGATCAATGTCGATGATATCAAGAACCGAGGCTCCATTCAGGTCTCAGCAGCAGGACATCAGGCCGAGGTCGCCAGTAAGTTGGCTCAGTCTGTAGCGAATAGCGTAATCGGGGTTTCACCAAGATAGTAGGGGGGTGCATCATGGCTGGATATAGCGGAGCGAGAGTAAACTACGAACTGACGGCGCAGGACTTGGCAGGTATTAGACGTAACCCTACAGGTGTCTACCCTTCGGCTCCGGCAATGAACAGCAACGCTGGTCAGCAGATCCTGATGGGGCGGCAGGGGTTCGTACCCTCCTCACCTACGTCACTACCCACATATACCCCGCTCAAACTAGGGACTGTCGAAGCGCCAGTTAAGCCCGATGTACCGTGGACTGTCGCCGAAGGAGGTAATCAGGTACGATCCAATATCCTCCCAGCATTGGCTGATCGCACCAGTAAGTTCTTCGGGTTCTCAAGAAGTCCTGATATCGCTACGGCTGCCTCTGCACCACAAGGGGCCACATCAGGCTTTACACCTGTTACGACCCGCAGCATACCTAATGTCGCTCTTGACAACCCTAAGGTAGCTACCCCCATGACCTCCCAGCAAATGGTCGCCGCTACGCCGCTGCCCAAAGGCTTCGGAACACAACGACAGCAGGACGTAATACGCACCCTGCCTGTACCGGAAACGCCGGTTATGTCTCAGGCCGAGAACAACGCACTGACCGAGGGGCGCGAGGCGTTCGCACGAGGCGTCGAGGCTGACCGAGCCAAGGCATCCGGTTTTAAGGCCACTCAGGATCGCATCGCCCTGCTCAACGACGCTATCCGCGCCAATATGGGCAATCAGTTCGACGGCCCTGAGAAGATCGCCGCCGCACGCTCCGAGCTGGCATCCATCACCGGACAGCAGGACAAGGCGCTCAAGGCGTCTGAGATCGAGGCAGGCATTACCAGGGAGAATATCAAGGGCGGTTTCAGCTTGCAGGAGCAAGCACTCCGCAACGAGGGGGCGGTAGCGCAGGAGAATGTGCGGGGCGGCTTCAACGTCAAGAGCCGTGACCTCGACCCGTCGCAGGTTGAAGAGAACAAGGCAAGGGCGCTTCTGCTTACCAAGCAGGCCGAGGGTACACTGTCTAAGAAAGAGCAGTTAGAGTTGAACGCCTCCAACAAGCAGGCAGAGATCGCCCAGAACCAGAAGAAGATCGGTGCCGATGCGTATACCAAGACTCTGGCTGAGACCGGCGACCCGATCAAGGCTGCTGACGCTCAGATGGCGGTGGAGGCGGCACTATCTGGTGAGCAGTTCGTACCCGGCACTCAGGCGCAGAAAGGTACGTTTCGTTTTGGTTTCGGCAAGCCTGAGATCAAGGCCACACCTGGACGAGTGGTGAAGAAAGAAGCCGCACCTCCGGCGGGCTACACTGCTACAGGAGAAACCAAGGGCGGCAAACCAGTATATGTGGACACCAAGAGCAATAAATTTGTAGGGGCGTAATCTATGGAACTCACACCGCTGGTCGGCGAAGTTGATGCAGCACCCGCAGGATTCACGCCGCTTACCGGCGAGGTTGATCAGGCCGCTCCCGAACCCTCTGGCTTCTTGCGGCGAGCCGTTGCCGATCCTGCGCTTGGCGTACTCAAAGGTATTGTAGGTGTACCTGAAGCGGCTATCGGATTGGCGAATATATCTACAAGAGGTTATGCCGGTAAGGGTGCCGAAGCACTTGGATTCCAGCCTAAGAAAGCCAAAGAGATTATCAGTACCTGGCAGTCTCCGGAACTCCAGCAGGCGCAGCAAGAGGTGCGCGAAACCAAGGGGTTCATCCCGACCGTACAGGCAATGGTGGAGAACCCGTCTACAATACTAGACGCTGCCGCAGAGTCAGCCCCGTCGATGTTGGGTGGTGCGGGCATAGCCCGAGGGCTTCTTAAAGCCGCACCTAAAGCAGTAGGGGCTGTAGCCAGTCGTATCGCCGCAGGCACAGGTGTTAAGGTTGGGTCTGCTGCGGTTGCCGCCGGTGTTGGGGAAGGTGTGTTTGCCGCAGGGCAGTCCGCCGAGCAGGTCAGGCAGCAGACAGACGACGGCACGCTGAGTTTGAAACAGGCTATTCTCCCGATTGTATCCGGAGCGATTACCGGAGCCATCGGTGTGGCCGGTGGAGTTACCGCCAAGAAGTTCAACATCGGCGATGTAGATGTATTGCTCGCCGGTGGTAGTGGTGCGGCTGCAAATAAGAATCTCTTGCGGCGTATTGCTGAAGGTGCTTTCTCTGAAGGTATCCTAGAGGAACTGCCACAGTCCGCGCAGGAGCAGGTCGCTCAAAACCTGGCACTCAACAAGCCTTGGAACGAAGGTGTGGCCGAAGCCGCAGCAGCAGGTATGCTGGTCGGTGGATTGATGGGTGTCGGAGCCAACATCCGCCCTAAAGCTGATTCAGCCCCTGACCCTCTTGCTCAGATCAACGCCGCTTTACTGGAGGCGGTTAATCCAGATACAGATACCACGATCTCCGACGCTCTGGAAATCAACGCTCAGAATGATGCTGCCGCGACTGCCGCTGAACTGGCTCCGAGGGTTGTAGAGCAGGCGATTGAGGATGATAAGGCTCAAGAGGCGTTGGCCGAGGCCATAGCCGCAGTGACCGTTGATCGACTGGAGACACCGCAAGCAACGCCGATTACCGACGAGCAGATCGCGGAGCAGTTGGACTTACCCGGCTTATCCATACCTTTATCAACACCTGTGGATAACGCCATACTTAGCACTGACGAGGCGGGTGAACTCGACTACCTCACAAACCAGCCATACGATAGTCTGGCCGACGACGAAAAAACCAGACTGCTGGATCTGGACGAAAAAGCAACGCCTTTATCAACGCCTTTATCAACGCCGTTATCAACGCCTTTATCAACGCCTTTATCAACGCCTTTATCAACACCTTTATCAACACCTTTATCAACATCTTCATCAACACCTGTTGATAACTCCGTCCTCCCTGATAACGTCGCACCGACCGGCGAAGTCATGGACGAGAACCCTCTGGTGGAGTGGATGAACACCCTCGAACCTGGTGCGAGAACCAGGCTGGTCAAGAAGGCCGCCCTGATGGGTGACAAGGCCAATGACTATCTGACTAAGAAGTATTTGGATGCGAATAAGCCTGAATCTGTAACCCGAGAAGTTGTTCCTCCAAAGGAGAAAAAAATCGAGCCCGAGGTCGAACGCCACACTCCTCCGCCCGAGGGCCAGTACCGCCAACACGTTCTCTCCAAGGATGAGTCAGGCCGACCTGATATGATTGTCATCGAACGTCCGGACGGCAAGATTGGTTTCGTAACCGGCAAGGGTGAGGTCGTGGCCACTGCCAGTGCCGGGACTACCGGAATCTCAATCGATGCTGATCAAGGCATCCAGGAAGGCGAAGCCCAGACCTATCTAGACGCTTACCTGAAATCAGTAGCTGAAGGCCAGGTCGATCAGGGCATACCCCCTTCGGAGGGGTTCAAAAAGCTGGCTGACTCGCTGGGTGAGGAGATTAAGTTAAGCGCGAAAGGAGTAGGTGATGAGGCTACTACCACCTCAATACGTAGGGGCGACGGGCAGCGAAGAGACTCAGAGGCTACTAGGGGGTCTGGCGGTGACGTTCAAGGGGATTATATACGAGCCGCCTACGATTCATGGACTACCGCGCAACGACTGGTTTTCCTCAACAAGCACTACCGGACACCCGACGGGGAAGAGATCCCGCCAGGATCTTTTGAGGAATCTACGAACAGCGAACTCCGTGATCGACTTGCGAAGATCGCAGGGGTATTCGGACACAACATTGTGCTTATGGCTCCAAGAACTGATTTACGAGTTCCTTCAGGTTTCATCGCCAGCATCGACCCAGAAACTCTCTATATTCAAGAAGATAGCACGAACCACCCTCTAGCTATTCTCGGGCATGAACTCGTACACCAGATGGCTGCTGCCGAGCCTGCGCTTTTCGGGGAACTTAAACAGGCGTTTCTAGACATGCAGGATGATGCCGGGATGGCTAAGTATTTGGGCAAGTGGTTTAAAAAGGTCGATGATACTACGCCTGAAGAGTGGGTCGCTGATGTCTTTGGCAATAGCATGTCCAAACAGGGGTTCTGGGATGAGTTTACCAAGGCCGATCCATCACTGGCTGCCCGCGTGGCGCGGTTTATTCACGATCTTATCCGGAGCGTTAAGAGCAAGCTGTTCAGCGGGCGTGTGGTTGCCTCGGCACAGACCATCAAGGACTTCAAAGCTGTTGACAAGATCTCCGCTGACGTTGCTCGACGTTACGCTCAGAGGTTGAAGAAAGATGCTGTGGCAGGCGATGCGGTTGCGATCAAGGAGTTGTCAGCATGGGAGAACGAGAAAGGAGAAACGAATGGAAAAGACACAACTGCCGGAGAGTTCGCTCGTGCCGGGTTCAGAGCATACGCGCAGACTATCCAAGGACGAGATGCTGGCTCGCGCAGCAGAGTACCGACAAAGACCGGAGCAGCAGTTCCAAGAGATAGCGAACAAGATAGAGG